CGATGGTGTCACCGCGCGCGGCGAGGTGGCCGAGCGTTTCGAGACTGAGCTTTTCGACACGACCGGCGCCGCCGATGCGCCGCTTTATCTGGCGATCGACGCGCTTCGCGGCACCGTGGTCGACTGGCTGACAAAGACAATCAACGATCTTGCGCCGGTCATTACGGTCGAGAGTGCGCGCATTCGTCCGTCGCTCGATCTGGCCTGGATTCTTTATGCCGATCCGGCGCGTTCCGACGAGTTGGTCGCACGCAACAACGTTCCGCATCCGTCATTCATGCCGCGCGTGATTTCAGCGCTGTCGAGGTAGCATCATGGGCGATGAGGTTGTGACCGTGATCGCCGGCGGCATGGAGTGGACGGCCTGGCGGCGCGTGACGGTGCGGGCCTCGTTTCAGGATGCCGCGCGCTCGTTCCAGATCGAGGCGGCGGCCGAACCTGGCGGCGCCGCAACCGCCTGGACGTTCAAGGCCGGCACGGAAATCGACATCCTGTTTAATGGCGCGCTCGCCTGTCGCGGCTATGTCGATCGTTATCAACCGAAACTGAGCGAGCACAATCTCGCCGAGATCACGATCTCGGGCCGCTCCAGATCGCAAGACTTCATCGACTCCAGTGCGGTGCACGACACCGGGCAATTCAAGAACAAGACGCCGCAGGAAATCGGCGCGGAGTTGGACAAGTTCGGCGTCGGCATCGCTACCGACCAGCAGCTTGACAAGGTGCCGGTGTATCGCATCACGCCGGGGGAAACCGCATTTCGTTGTGTTGAAAAGCTTTGTCGCGAGCAGGGCGTTTTCGCGGTGGGGCAAGCCGATGGCTCGATCCTGATCACCAAGGCCGGCAAGAAGCGCCACGCCGGCGGCATCATCGAGGGCGAGAACATGAAGGTCGGCGAGGCTGATCATAACTGGTCGGGCCGGCATTCCGACGTGACGGTGCGCGGGCAAAAGCCATATGGGCACGGCGAGGATGCATTGCAGATCGAGGGCATCGCGCGCGATGCCGAGGTCGGACGGTATCGTCCGGTCATTATCGTGCATGACGGCGACACCGACAAAAACCGCGCCAAGAAACGCGCATCGACGCGCCGCGATCGCGAGGCCGGCAACAGCCTCAAGGCCTACGTTACGGTGCAGGGGTGTCACGACGCCGGCGGCGCATTGTGGGAGCCTGGCGCGCTTATCTTCACGCAAAGCCCATTTCTCGACGTGTCGCAGGACATGGCGATTGAGACCATGGTGCTATCTCAGGATCGCAAAGACGGATCGTTGAGTGTGCTTTCGCTGGTCGATCCGCGCGCACTCGGCGGCAAGGGCGGCAAGGGCGGCAAGGCCGGCGCGGCCTGGGGCAGTGACGCGGGAGGTTAGCGCGATGTGGGTTTGGTTTCCGGAAGGGCAGGAGGGCCTAGTTGCCACACTGCGGCGAGCGACGGTGCAGAAAACCGACGACTCGGGCACGCAACAGATTCTCAAGAGAATGACGGGGCTCAAGTCCGAAACCTTCGAGGATGTGTACCGACCGCAACCGCATGGTTTTTCGTCGCATGCGCCGAACGGATCAGAGGGGCTTTTTCTTGCGCTCGGTGGCCGCTCCGATCGGCTCGTCGGGCTCGGTTTCGAGCATAAGGACAAGCGCCCGAAAAACCTGCCCGAGGGCAACGCCACGCTTTACGACGACAAAGGGAATGTGGTGTGGGCCAAGGGCACGAACGGCATTTCGCTCAACGCGAAAACCGGAGTGGTTGAGGTGCGGTCGCAAGACAATAAGGTCACGGTCAAGCCTGGCGCCGGCAAGATGGTCTATCTCGGCGGCGACGGCGCCGACGGGACGTATGATTTTGTTTCGACGGTTTCCGGCCCGTCGATCAACGTCAAGGCAAGGATCGGTTGAATATGGCTGATGGTGTCGTGATCCGCGCGGCCGAGGGCTGCGCGGAGGACAATAACGTATTGTGGGATTCGGTTTGGGACGCCTCGCGCGGCTGCGCTGATTGGGCGTTGGCCGGCGCCGGCGAAACCGGCAATCGGGGCGGTTTGCGCGCCACGGCGGCGATCGAAACAGCCGTGATCCTTTGCCTATTCACCGACAAGCGCGTCGAGCAGGATCACCCCTTGGCCTATCTCGCCGATGGCGACGTGCGCGGCTACTTCGGCGACGGTGTGGATGTGCGCGCCGATCTCGACGAGGGGCCGCTTGGTTCGCTGCTGTGGCTGCTTGAGCGTGCGCCGCTGACGATCCGGGGCACGCCGGCGGCGGCGTGGGCCGAGCAGTTCGCAAACGAGGCCCTTGCAACGCTCAGAGATCAGGGTGTTTGCGTGCGCATCGACGTATCGGCGACGCAAGTCGAGTTGGAGTCGCGCCTCGAATTGGAGGTCGCGCTTTATGGCCGCGACGGTGCACAAATCTATAACCGAAAATTTGATGTTCTCTGGAATCAGGTAGCACGCTGATGTTTGCAATCCCGACACTCAAGGATCTTGTCGAGCGCGCGCGGCAACGGTTCCGGGTCAACCTGCCCGGCTCTGATGTGTGGATTTGGCCGAACAACATCAACCCGACGGCGAAGGTGATCGCCGGTATGACTCATGAGGTGTTCGGCTTTGCCGACTACATCCAGCGGCAAAAATTTGCGTTGACGGCCGACGGCGAAAACCTCGATCTGCACGGCGAAGAATTTGGACTCGGCCGCAAGCCGGCGTCGCCGGCGCGCGGCTTTGTCACCATTACAACGGCGGCGGCGTTGTCGGTTGATGTCGCGGCGCTGTTCCGGCGCGGCGATGGCATCGAATACACCGCGCTCGCCGGCGGCGCGATCGCTACGGGCGGAACCATCAACGTCGAGGTTGTCGCCGTCACTGATGGGCTGGCAACGGTTTCGATCGCAAACACGCCGCTCGACATGGTGTCTGGATTTAGCGGCGATGACACAGCGACTGCAGTGGTGTCATCCGGCGGCCTGGTCGGCGGCCTCGATGTCGAGGGTGATGAGTCGTTCCGCGCCCGCATCCTGTTCCGCAAGCGCAATCCGCCGAACGGTGGCTCGGCCGCCGATTATGTCTATTGGTGCGGGCAGGTAACCGGCGTTTCGTTCTATCTCGATCGTCCGACCGTGTTCGTCGAAAGATTGTTCAACGGGCCTGGCTCGGTTCGCGTCTTTCCGTTGATGTTCGATCTTTATGACAACGGAATCCCTCAACCGGCCGACATCGCCCGCGTCGCCGAATATCTTTCCTCGGTGCAGCCCGCCGGCGCCAAGGTGACGGTTGCCGCTCCGATCGCGGTGCCGGTCAATATCGCTATTTCGCATTTGACGCCGGATCGAACCGACGTTCGCGAGGCAGTGCGCGCGGAATTGGCGAGTGCCTTTCGTCGGCTATCGCGCGTTGCCGGCATCGACTCGCAGTTCGGCAGCATGCCTTATCTTGCCTACCCGACATCGTTCTCGTGCTCGTGGCTTTGGCAGGCCGTCGCCAACGCCAGCGGCGAGGAGCGCCACTCCATCCTCGCGCCGAGCGGCGACATCGCGCTGTTTCCCGGCCAAATGGCGACGCTTGGTAGCGTGAGTTTCGTTTAAGCCCTCGGGGAATTGAAACATGAGTGTATGCGAAAACGCACGGCCGGCGCCGCTGCGATGCCCGACTGCGGCCGATATCTTGGCGGCGGCGCTCGCGATCCTGCCGAAGGGCCGGGCATGGCAGTCGAACGAAGGCGGCCCGGTCGCGCCGATCGATCGGGCATTCGATCCGGCCTCATTCAGCAACACGGCGTTTTCGACGCGCTATCGTCGAGGCAGCACGTTGTACCGCTTTTGGAAGGCCGTCGCCGAGACGTTCGCATTTCTCAATCAGCGGCTTTGCGATTTACGGCTCGAATTTTGGTGCGCCACGCACAAGGAAACCGATGATCTGTGGATGGCTGAATATGGCTTGCCCGATGCCTGCGATCCATTTCCCGATCTGTGCACCAAGGTCGCCGCGATCGGCGGCACGCGCTGCGAATACTACGCCGAGATCGCGGCGCGCATGGGCTGGTCGATCGCGTGCATCGAGAACGTCTTTAGCTGCGGCGATCGCGTCGGGTTCTCGCGCGCCGGTCGCGCCCGCGCCGGCGCGACGATCGGCCTCGCCGTTTTGAAAATCGTGGTCTACCTGCCCGAGAGTCCAGCCTACACGCCGACTGGTCGCTATCTCACGACGCGCGCCGGCAGAATGCGCGCCGGCCGCCGTCAATCATGCGGCCCTGATCTACTGCCGTTGCAATGTCTGCTGTCGCGCGTCGTTCACGCCGAAATTCAAACCGTCTATGAGGTGAGCAACAATGTCTCTTGATATTCTCGGTCCCGCTTCGGCGCCTGGCGCTGTCACGACGCGTCCGACTGATACGCGTGCATTCGGCGCGGCTGATACCTTTTTCCGCGACTGCTCGTCGGCGACGCTCGACGACGGTACCGAATTTCAGGCGGCTTGGTTCAATCAGGTCACCGCGATTTTGCGCGCGATCGTGCGCAGCAACGGGCAAACCGGCGGCGGCGTCGATGTCGTGACGCAGGATAACGCCGACGATGGGGTTTTGCTGAAGGCTGTTCAACACCTCGTTCAGCGTGGGCAAATCACGTTCGGCACCGATGTCGGCACCGCCGATGCGATGGTTGTTTCGTTGTCGCCGGCGCCGGCGGAATACAAGAATGGAATGCAGGTTTGGGTCAAAAAGGCCGCCTCGCCGAACGCGACGACGACGCCAACGCTTGCGGTCAACGCGCTTGCGGCAAAGACGATCGTCAAGCGCGACGGAGTCAATGCGCCGGCGGCAAATGATTTCGTGGCCTCGGGTTGGTACGGCTTCGGCTTCGACGGCACGAATTGGCGCAGTCTTACATCGTTGCCGAGCGATAGCATATCGGCCGCAGGTGTGAAGCAACTCATATTTCAGCCCAATATTGTCAAGTTCACGACGCCCGGCTCGTTCTCGTGGCCGGTTCCCGCCGGTGTGACGATCGCGAAAATCATCGCATGGGGCGCCGGCGCCGGCGGCGGGTTCTCGGCGACGAGCGGCGGCTCGGGCGGCGGCGGCGGCGGCTACGGTGAGCAGACGGTCACGGTCACGCCGGGCGGCACGTTGAGCGGCGTCGTCGGCGCCGGCGGCGCGGCGGCGACGTCGATCGCGGCGAACGGCGCCGGCGGCGGCAATACCACGATCACCAATTCGACCGGCGGCGTCACCTATACCGCGCAAGGCGGCGTCGGCGGCGGCTCGGGTAATGGTCTCAACAATTCGTCGTCGGGCGGCGGCCTGATCAACTTCGCAGATCGCGCTTTGATCGGACAACCGAGCGGCGGGACGATCATGGGAACGTTTGCCTATGCCGGCAATGGCGGCGCAGCCGCGCTCGGCGGCGTGCCTGGCCTCGCCGGCACCGGCGGCGGCAATAGCGGCAACGCGCCCGGCTCGGGCGGCGGCGGTAGCGGCAACGCGCAACCGGCCGGCGCCGGCGCGCGCGGCGAAGTCTGGATTCTGTTTTGAACGGGGGCGATGTGATGCGAGTTGCAATTATTCAAGGCGGCGTGGTGTCCGGCGTCGTGGTGCTCGACGGTATGACGATCGATAGCGACGGGCTCGCCGCGCGCGGCCCGGCCACGGCGACGACGATCGACCGCGACGGCAATGCGACTGTGATGGATTATGAGTCCGTCTACAGTGCGCCGGCCGGCGGCATCATGGTCGCCTCGGATGTCGCCGATGTTGGCTGGAGTTGGACGCAGGCCGGCGGCTTCGTCGCGCCGTCGGCGCCGGCGTTGGCGGCCATGCCCGTGCCGTTGTCGATCTCGGATCGCCAGTTTTTCCAGCAACTTGCGATCGCCGGCACGATCACGCAAGCCGAGGCTCTGGCGGCGGTGCGTACCGGCACACTGCCGCCGGTTCTCGCCGGCTTGATTTCCTGCATGCCGGCCGATCAGCAGTTCGGCGCCGAAATGATGCTGTCTGGCGCGACCGCATTTCAACGAAACAACACACTCACCAATGCAATCGCCGCGTTGCATGGGATGACCACGGACCAAATCGACGCCTTTTTCGTTGCGGCCGGTAGGCTGTGACTCGCGCCTCATTTTGGAAGGGCCACAAAGTTTATGCCAGTCAAACATGCCTTTACATCCCAGCGATCCGACAATGACGATGCTGGCGACATTCAGCCGTCGGATTTCAACGCCGATCACGTTCTGACCGGCTTGCTTCAAAAGCTGGATACGGTGGCGCCAACGCCGAATACGGTGTTCGCGCTCGACGCCAACAACAACCCGATCATGATGGCTTTGTCGTTGCTGGCTCGGCTGGCCTCGCCGGCGTTCACCGGCGCGCCGACGGTGCCAACGGCAACCGCCGGCGACGCCTCGACGAAGATCGCAAACACGCAGTTCGTCGGAACCGCCATCACTGCCGCGATCAATGCGTTACAGAACGGCGCGCCGGCGGCGCTCGACACGCTGAAAGAGCTCGCCGACGCGATCAATGATGATGCAAGCTACGCGGCGACATTGACATCGCTGCTCACGCTGAAAGCGCCGCTCTTGTCGCCGGCATTCACCGGCTCGCCAACGGTCCCGACGCCGACGCTCGGCGACAATTCGACCAAGATCGCGAACACTGCGGCGTTGATCGCGGCGCTCGCGGCCTACGCGCCGCTGTTGTCGCCGACGTTCACCGGCGCGCCGGCGGCGCCGACGCCGAGCGGCGGCGACAATAGCACCAAGCTTGCAACGACGGCGTTCGTTCAATCAGCGCTGTCCAATGGGGCCGGTGCCTTTGGTCAATGTCAATTGACCAAGAGTGGATCGAATTTGGTCCTCAACCGCTATCGGGGCAAGTTGCTGACGATCGGCGGCATTGCCGCGACGATCCCGGCCGCCGGTGTGACGCTGGCGCCAACAGGGCTCACTGTGGGCGCGACCTATTACATCTATGCCACGCAATCGGGCGGTATCGTGAACGCGCTGGAGGCCTCGCCGACGGGGCATTCGACCGATACGGCGGCCGGAAACGAGGGCGTCGAGATCAAGACCGGCGACGCTACGCGCACGCTGGTCGGCCAAGCGCGGGTGATCAGCGGCCCGGCGTGGCAGGATGCGGCGAATCAGCGATTTGTAAGGTCTTGGTTCCACGATTCCGGCGTGTGCGCGGCTCAAGGCATCTCTTCCGGTTTGTTGGTTTCAGCAGTGTCGCCCGCCGAGCTATCCACTAGCGGCCGCGTTGAGATGCTGTTGTGGGCGGGCGAGCATCTTGCGGCCGCTGGTTCGGTCTCCGCTCTCAGCAACACGGCTGGCGGTTACACATACGTCAATCTCGGTGTTGATACAGCGGCAACGGTATTTGGCCGGCAAATCTATTTTGTGGCAGTGAACGCTAATTACTATTCGGACGTGGCAGTCACCGGCGCCGGCACGATCGGCTCCGAGGGGTATCACTTCGTTACCATGGGCGGATGTGTTGGCAGTGGAACGAATAGCACCTTTAGCGATCAGTCAATCTCGGTAACGACCGTTCGCAAGTAAGGCGTGGGCCAATGGCTAGGGGCAAGGGGCAAAATATGTTTTCGCAAACTCTAATGGATGCGACCGCCGACGCGCGCGCCGAGGGGGTGCAATAATGGCGGCGCTCGATCAGGGTGCATTGACGCAAGAGGTTGCTAACCTCAAGGAAGGTCACACCGAGTTGCGCCGGGAGTTTCGCATTCTCGATTCCAAGATGGACTCCGGGTTCGCCTTGCTGTCGCAAAAACTCGACAGCAAGACCACGCCGCAGTGGCAACCAATCGGAATCCTCGTGTCGTTTCTTTTGGCGATCGGAGGGGCGCTCTATATGCCGGTGCGCGAAACCAGCGCCAAGCACGAGGCGGCACTGGAGTTGATGCGCCGGGAGAATGAGGAGCGCATCGTTCGGCTTTGGGACGAGCACAACAAAGCCGCGCGTGAGCTTTCGTACCTTCAAGGGCAGTTGCACCCGTTGCCGCGATAGCGGCCGGCGCATCATTCAAGGCGGCATCAGGACATGACAGAGTTTTCAGACGCCGAGATCGCGCGCGCGGTTTCGGCCTACAAGGCGCACGGCTCGGAACGCAAGGCCGCGACCGCGCTTGGCCTTTCCAAGACGGCTATACACGAGAGGTTGACGCGCGCGACGTTGCGCGGCGATCTCGGTTTCAAGCCGGTGTTGCCGGGCATGGAGCTAAAGCGATCCTCGGCGCAACTCGACGGCGACGGCGCCGTGCAAAAGGAATGGGTGACGCAACATCGCGAATCCGGCCCGCTGTTCAAGATGCCGGCCGGACAGATCACGAAAGGCGTTTCCGCGTTCCTCGACGGCGAGGGGCGCATACGGCACCAATGGATCAAGACCAAGGCCGAGAGCGTCAATCAACCGGCGTTGATCGCCGCGCTCAAAGCCGAGTTCGACGACTACCGGGGCCGGGCGCGTTTGGTGCCGCCGCCGCGCAAGGTCGACCGCGATCTGCTATCGGTGTACCCGATTGCCGATCTGCACCTCGGCATGCTGGCCTGGCGCCCGCAAACCGGCGCCGACTATGATCTGAGAATAGCAACCGAGCGTTTGCTCGACTGCGCCTCGGCGATCATTGCCAAGGCCGACCGCTCGCGCTCGGCGCTGATCGCCAATCTCGGCGATTGGTATCATGCCAACGATCAACGCAATGTCACGCCGCGATCAAATCATCAACTCGACGTTGACGGCCGATGGTTCAAGGTGCAGCGCGCCGGCCTGCGCGCGTTCCGATCCGTGATCGATATGGCGCTCGCCAAGCATCAGAACGTCGATGTGATCAACATCCCCGGCAATCACGATCCCGAGGCGACGCCGACGCTCGCGCTCGCGCTCGGCGAGTTCTATTCGCGAAACAAGCGGGTCAACATCGCGTTTCCGTCTGACATCTATTATCGCCGGTTCGGCACCAATCTGATCGGTGCGGCGCATGGCGACAAGGCGCCGGCCTCGCGGCTCGCGATGGCGATGGCGGTCGACGAGCGCAAGGCCTGGGGCGAGACTGCATATCACTGGATCATGTCGGGGCACATCCACAAAGACAAGATGGACACCATCGGCGACGTGCGCGTCGAGGTGTTCTCGACGATCGCCGACAAGGATAACCACGCCGCCGGCGGCGCCTGGCGCAACACGCAGGCCTTGAACGCGATCACGCTGCACCGACGTGACGGTGAGGTCGGGCGGCACCGCGTCAACATCCCGCCGCCCGGCATGAGGTGACGCGATGGCAAAGCGCTGGCATCGGGCAAGGGCGCCCGATCGACGCGTGCGGCGCCTACGCGCCCGCGCGCACGATATGTTTGAACCGACCGACTTCGATTTTCCTGACGATCACGAAATCGAAGATTGGATGACGGCGAGGGTGGCAGATGGCGAACTATGATCACGACGACTTGCGCGACCGTTCCGACGACATGCGGCGCGCCGCGATCGAGCGCGCGCCGGCCGAGCCGGATGTAAAGGCGAACAACCCGAAGGATGGATTCGGCGTTCTCAAGGCGTCGATGTCCTGGGTGTCGATGCCGGTGGTTATGGAGATGGCCGTAGGCATGGCCGAGGGCGGTTTCAAGTACGGAGGGCATAATTACCGCGTCTGTGCGCCGCGTGCATCGGTCTATGTTGACGGCGCGATCCGCCATATCTGCGATTGGTGGGAGGGTGAGGACAACGACTCCGACGCGCAGATCGAGATCAGCAACATAACAAAGGCGATCACCTCGTTGTGTGTGCTGCGCGACGCGATGATCCAAGGCAGATACATCGACGATCGGCCGCCGCCGTCGCCGAATGGTTGGCTCAAGGCGCTCGGCGAGAAAATGAAAACCCTCGCCGCCAAAAATCCCAATCCGGTCGCGCGCTATCTGGCGAACGGCAAGCGCGGCGCCGGCCGCATTCTTTAAGCGACTCCGTTTCATCTTAGAGCAAAGGCGCCGCGCCCGCATTCACTGCGGGCGCGTGGTTGTCGTTTGCCGCCAAAGAAAGGATTTTAAATGCCTCGTTGGGTTTTGAATGTGCTGCGCTGTAGCCTTGCTGTGGCGCTGTTCGCGTGCGCCGCGCCAAGTGTTGCGCAGCAGTCGTCTTATGTGCTCGATCTGCGAACGCTGATGGACAATCATTATGGCGCCGGCAATTGGAGCTATTACACCGGGCAGGGCACCGGCACAGACATCGGGCCGGCGCTTCAGGATGGGATCAGCCAAATACAGGCGATCCCGTTTTCAAACCGTGCCGGCGAGATCGATGTCGGGCCGTTCAGTTGGTCGCTGAAAACCCAAGTCTCGGATTTCGGCGGGATCATTGTCAGGGGTGTGACATCCTCGCGAAGCGTGATCGTGTTTCAGAATGCGGGCGCTGTTGCGTTCTACTTCAAGACCGTCGGCGGCGGCTTGCGCCATCTCGCGATCCTGCTCGATAGTGGGCTCGGCGATACCTTGAGCATGGCCGTTCTGTTGGCAGGCAATGCGACATCACAGCCCGATCAGACGGAGTTTGAGGACCTTTACATCAGCGCCGTCGGCGGCCTGGCCTATTGGTGGGATGCCGTTCATGTTGACGGCACCGCCAGAACGGCGCCTATCGGCGCGCGCGTCGTGACGTGGAAGAACATTCAGACCTTCAACGCGCGCAATCTGTCCGTCTACCTCGGCGGTGCGATCAAGCACACGTTCGAAAATCTCGGCTGTTACACCGGAAAGGGACCTTACGCGAATACGATCATGATCTCGGGAACGGCGGCGGCGCCATCGATCAACAACACGCTGATCAGCGTGACTTGCGGTGTTGTTCACGGCAACGATGCAGGCACCTCGATTTATGGAAACTGAGGCCGATTCATAGTCAGGTGTCCCGAAACCGAAAAGCCCGGCAGTTTTGCCGGGCTTGATGCGCGTTAGAAATTAGTCCTTCTTTTGTTTCGGCGGCATTCCCGGCCGTTCTTCCTCCTGCAGTCCATCCCAAGGCGAAGGTAGTAGGGACTTAAGCCAACCAATCAAACGCGCAAGCATTTCAGGCACTTTCCAATCTTTAGTTGTCGGCCGCGCCGCGCCGGCGCACCATCGCCGGCAGTCAACATAATACCGTTAGCGCGCGGGGGATGTCGAGTGGTTCTCTGTGGGCGATCCACCGGCTAGCGTGTCGCCCAGCGCAGCAACGCGATGATGATCATGATCGCCATCGCGATAACCGTCATCTTGCCGCGCTGTTCTAGGCGCCTGGTCATTCGGCCTCGATCAGGCGTCGGGCTTGCGCCGGCGTCAAAAGCCGTAGCATGATCTGCACCGCGCGCGGGATGTCGAGCGGGTTTTTGTACGCGATCCACCGGCGCACCGTCGAGGGGTTGACGCGGATCATCCGGGCGAGCGCCTGTTGTGATATGCCGAGGCGCGCGATGTGCTCGCGCGCTTCGGTCGCCGCCATGGGCGAGGTTTCAATCGGCATTATTCAACTCCCAGTGCTTCGAACCTAATCGAGCCGTCGTGATCCTCACGCGGCCCGTAGCACGTTGTCGTCGGTCGGCATCAGGCCGCCCCATTGTGCCGCCATGGCATCCGCGACACCATCAAAAAAGCGACTGCGTTCGCGCCAGCGGTTCGGCCCTTCAGGAGCGCGATGCACGCGCGACCAAGCCTTGTGCTCCTCGGTGCCCGGCTTGGGCGGCGTGAGCCGGTTAGTCGCCTCAAGCTGCGGCAGGTTGCGCAGATAGAGGCCTGTCAATTTGAATTGCGGCTCGCCGAACCAATGCGGCTGAATGTGCTGCTCGGCCGGCTGATAGTTCACGATGCGCGCCTTGGCGTGCTTGTGCATTTGCGGGTTCTCAATGCACACGCGCTCGATCGGCGCATTCCAGCACGCCGAAAACAGATCGGCGCCTTTTTCCAGTTCGGCCCACATGAAGGCGAGGCGCTGCTCGCGCGTCCACGCCTTGTAAGCCTCGGCGACCGGCGACGGATAGGTGTTGGCGCTCAGTTTCGTCGGCGGCTCGGAAAGCCATCGCACGCCGCTGTTGCAAAGCCTCGTGCACGGCGGATGCGCGACCATGAGCAAATCCCATCCATGGTTCAGAACGTGGCGCACGTCGCCGACGATGTGCTTGTTAGTGCGATCCTCGGCCGGCAACAGATCGCACGACCACGCGTCGTGACCGGCTCGCGCAAATGCGCGGCGCACCGTGCCGGAAGATTCGCAACCTATCAAAACCCGAGCCATTAAAATCCCCACAGAATCGGCTGCGCACCATCGCGCCCGCCGTGGCCCTCATATAGTGCATGATGCACTATGCGTCAATGCCAAAAACCGGGCTTGGTGGCCCGGTTGGATGGTGTGAGACGTGGCTTGGCCGGATATAGCGGCCGAGCTGTTCTAACGCACCAGCGGGCGCGGCACAGGCGCGGCGGCCGGCTCGGCGCGATCCTGCTCGGCGACCGCGTAATGCAGGGCATGCGCGGCGCGGTGCAGCGACAAGGGAATCGCGACGCCGGCGGCCTTGAGATCGGCGATCGCCTGCTCGACATAGGCGCGGGCCTCGTCGATGTCGGTCGGCGCCGGGGTATCCATCGCGGGGCGTCTGGCGTGTGTCGTCATGGCCCGTTTTTCTTTCACATCGCCTCGCATGTCATGTGCACTTCGCAGTCGCCGCACATCAGCGACGCGTCGGCCTTCGCCCATGCCTTGAGGCCGCAATTCGGGCACTCGAAAGCGGTTTTGCTGGCGTTTTTCTTCGCCTTCGCCTTGGTGGCCTTTTCATCCTCGCTCCAGCGATCGACAAACAGATCGGCGACGCCATGGCCCTGAAGTTCCGCAAATGCCAGATCAAAAGCGCCGCCGTTGATGATGTAGTGCGAAACCCGTTGCCCGGTTTCCTTGCCGCCAACGGCGCCGGTTGACGAGGGGTGCAAGCCGATCTCTTTCATTTTGGCGCCCCATTCTTTGTTGTGATAACCGCCGCGCGACGGCGTGCCGAAGTGCTGCTGCCAGAGGTGCGCTTGCTCGTGCACGAGCGTCGAGAGGATATCCCGCGTCGAGCGTTCGGCGAACGTCGCAGGGTTGAGCGCGATCTCGTCGGTGATGGTGTCGCCATCGCGCGAACCGAATCGCTCGGGCGCGAAATAGCCGTAAGCGCCCTTGTGGCGCTGCATGGTGATCAGGCAGCGCGGCAATTGGCCCTTGAAAATTCGGGTGTTGAAAAAGTCATAGGCGCGATCGAGGCCGCCATAGGTATGGGCGTTCGGGTTGATGGCCTCGGCGTCGCCGGTGGATTTTGTTTCGTACGATACAGGCGACATTAGAAGGTCCCTCGCATCGGCTGCGCACCATCGCGCCCGCCGTGACTCTTGACTAGTGCATAATGCACTATGTGTCAACCTGAAAAGTGGGCCGCCGTCCCTTTAGATCAGCGATGCCGAGGTAAATTCGGGGACGGCCTTAAGGGGGTCGATCTTGTACGCGGCCTCGTCATAGCCGCGCACGGCGATCACTTCGGAATGGCCGGTATCCGTCACGGCGCTGAGTGCGCGGGCATCGGCAAAGCACTCGGCGCGGGTACCGCGATAGATCAGGCACTTGATGAGTCGCCCCGTGCCGCGCTCGCGGCGTTCGCCTTTGCGGGCGCGGACGTTGTAGGCGACATCAACCTCAAGGCGGTAGGCCATTTTCGTTTCCCCCCGGCTGCGCACCATCGCGCCCGCCGCGATCTCTAACTAGTGCATTATGCACTATGTGTCAACAGGCCGTCTCATGCTGATCTGCCATTCGCGCCGCGCTGTATGCCCGACGACATGCCCGCACCTCGCCGGCCATGGTTCCGGCGCCAGCACATACGGCTGTTTCGTCGCTGATCTGAGTGGGCGGATTTTGGGCGCATTCAGGCGCAAAAAGACGTGTTCAAACGTCAAAATCCGCACCATGGAACAGAGGCTAAAAAGTAAAAAAGCCCCGTAAATACGGGGCTTTTGATGGTGGGCGCACAAGGGATCGAACCTTGGACCTCTCCCGTGTGAAGGTGGGGCGCCGCATCCGTCATGTTTATGATTTTGTTTCTTTTTTTGCTTTACGTCTCGTCCTATGGGCGGA